AACTCGCCGAGATCGAAGCGCGCGAGGCCGAGGCACTGCAACCCGACGTGCCGCAAGAGGTGAGCATGCGCCAAGCCCGCCTGGCGCTGCTGGCGCGCGGCGTGCTGGGCCAAGTCGACGCCGCCATCGAATCGCTGCCGAGTCCTGATAGCGAGGCCGCGCGCATCGAGTGGGACTATTCGAGCGTCGTTGCTCGCAACAGCCCGCTCGTCGTGATGATGGGCGCCGCGCTGGGCCTGGACGACGACGCGCTCGACGAGCTATTCATCACCGCTGCACGGCTGTAATCCTCGCGGCCCACCCGGGCCCGGTCGCAAACCCGCAAGACACAGCCCGCCTCGGTGGGTTTTTTTTCGTCCCATCGAAAGGTAGCAATGAGCATCAGCAAGACCACCCCGCCGGAAGTCGGCAGCTACGCCGGCGCCGCAGTAACGGTCGCCACCTCCCTGACCCTGACGCAGGTCGGCGTCATCGTCGGCATTCTTACCGCGCTGCTGACGTTTCTGCTGAACGCCTGGTACACGCACCAGCGCAACTCGCGCGAGAACCGGCTGGCTGAACTCGAGTGCCACGAACGGGAGGTGCGCCTGGCGCAGTTCCTCGCCCAGCTGCAGGCTCCTGAATCAAAACCGCATTTGCCAATACAGGAAAAACCATGAACTTCATCGACGACGCACGCGCGCAGTTTCCGAAACTCTGGTCGGTACGCTTCGCGCTGCTGGCCGCCATCGCATCGGCCATCGAGGCCGGCATGCACCTGTACGCCAGTGGCACCGCGCCGATCCTGGTGGTGGCCGCTGGCCTGACCTCGCTCGGCGCGGCGATCGCGCGCGTCGTGGCGCAACCGTCGGTGACCGGCAATGGTTAAGGGCGTGCCAACCCAGCGGCGCGGCCTGGTCGCGCTGGTCGGCGCCGTGGCCGCGACGGCGCTGCTCAGCTTCACGCCCGCCTTCGAAGGCACCGAGCTTTCCACCTACCGGGACATGGCCGGCGTGCTCACATACTGTACTGGCGCCACCGAGAACGCGGCCTGGGGCAAGACGTACACGCCCGCGCAGTGCCGCGCCCAGCTCGACCGCGACCTCGAGCGGCACGCCGCCGGCATCGCCATGTGCATCCCGCTCGCGCGCCTGACCAATGGCCAGAAGGTGGCCTTCGTCGATATCGCCTACAACATCGGCGTGAGTGGCTTCTGCGGATCGAGCATGGCGCGGCGCACGAACGCCGGCGACATGGTTGGCGCGTGCAATGCGCTGATGGCCTGGAACAAGATCAGTGTCTGGCGGCCGGTCATTGGTCAGGATGGCAAGCCACTCAAGGATGCGCGCGGCAAGGTCGTGATGCGCAAGGTGATCGAGGAAGTGCGCGGTCTTACGCGCCGGCGCCAGGCAGAGCGCGAGCTGTGCTTGAAGGGATTGTCATGATGGCGCAGCTCTCGAAAAAACTGCGCAGCTTGGCTGACGGTAGCCTGGCGTTTTGGTGCCCCGGATGCAATGAGTCGCATCTCGTCGGGGTGGGCGAGGGCGCCGGCCCGCGCTGGAGCTTCAACGGAAACGCTGATGCACCGACGTTCTCGCCTTCGGTCTTGGTGCGTAGCGGGCACTTTGTGCCGGGACGTGGGCAGGAGCCTGGCGCTTGCTGGTGTACCTACAATGCCGAGCATCCAGACGATCCCGATCCCTTCACGTGCACCTGCTGCCATTCGTTCGTGACCGACGGCAGCATTCAGTTCCTGGGCGATTGCACGCACGCACTAGCTGGCCATACAGTCGAGTTGCCTGATTGGGGGCAGCCATGATCCCGGTCCAGTATCGCGCGCTGGCGGCCAGCCTGGCCCTGCTGCTGGCAATGGCGCTGGCCGGCGTCACCGGCTGGTTCACGAACGGCTGGCGGCACGACGCGGAGATGGCCGAGCTGCAGCGCGCGCACGCGGAAACCATGCGCAGCCAGTCCGAGCTGGCGCTGACCACGCTGCAGGCCGATGCTGCGCGCATCACCGAGGCGGCCACCGAGTTCGCCACCATTCAATCCACCCTGGCGCCGCGAATGTCGGCGCTCTCCAAGGAGCTGCGCAATGCGAAACCTCTGCCTGCTGGTTGTGTGCCTGATGCTCACCGCGTGCGCAACCTCGGCGCCGCAATCGAAGCCGCCAACAAAAGCATCCCTCGATAGCGCGCTGGCGGCGCCGTGCCCGGATGTAGCCTTCCCGGCAGCCGCCGACTTCGACGCCTGGCAAGAGTGGGCGATCGGGCTGCTGCACCAGTACGCTACTTGCGCGACGCGCCATGCAAAGACTGTGCAGGCTTGGCCGAAATAGCAACACCACAGGCAGAAACCTGTCGCTGACTACCGCAATGTGCCTTACACTTCGGCAATAAAATTCTATTTTTGCTAACGTACAGGTGGGTAGTCAGATGTCTTCCAATAAATTAGAGGGTATACAGATCCTCAGGGGTTACGCCGCGATGCTTGTCGTGGTTACGCATCTGTGGAGTGCTGGGGTTATTTCATCGACGCTAAGATTTAGTCGCATCGGAGGCCTCGGTGTAGATATCTTCTTCGTCATCAGCGGTTTTATCATGTGCTATTCGCTGAAGGAGAGGATTTTCGCTAGTGATAGTGTTCAATTTTTGAAGAAGCGGGCATACCGGGTCTATCCGATATACCTTCTGGTATTGATTCCTTTTTTGGTTCAGTATCTTAGTCAAGCAACATCGCCTGCGGATCCGCTAATGATTATTGGCAATCTACTTCTATCGCCATCATTCTTGGGTTCGCCAGAATACCGAATGCTGGTAGGGCCGGCTTGGACCCTCACTTATGAGCTTTTCTTCTACGTGCTGTTTGCTGGAGCGATGTTCTCGTCACGGTCAAAAAACCGCGCAATCTACACTGTTATCCTAATGATTGTCTTGTTGGTAGCATCGATCAACCTACTGGGGCTGAAAGGCGACCGACTTCAATGGTCAAACTTCCAGTACATAGTAGGCGATACGCTGTTGTTCAATTTTGTGATCGGGTGCATTTGCTACTTCGTTTGGCGTAAATATGGGCGTGCAGTTTTTTCGTTCTGGACTGCACTTTGCGTCGCTCTGGTACTTACTGTAGTCTCGCTAGGCCTCTCGAAATATGGGCTTCCCCGTATTTTAAGTTTGGGCTTGCCTGCCGGCGTCGTAGTTCTTGTATTTTTATTTGCAGAATTTGAAAATAGAAATTTGACGAAGCCATTGCTATTTCTCGGGAGTGCGTCGTATAGCATTTATTTAATTCATGCAGTAATCGCTCATTGGAAACATCTTTTCATCGGCGTGGGTACGCGGGAGAATGATCTGACAGGCCTTTTGCTTACGGCTTTGGCATTGGCGTCTGGCTGTATCTTCTATGTCATTGTCGAAAACCCGATCAGCCGAGTGCTGCATGAGCGAAGCAAGCGGGCCATGCCAACAGCAACTCCTCTTCGGAAAGGCTGATTAATTTTCTAAGCCTAGAACCAGGCACGCGCCACGCGAAGAGCGCCCAGGCCTGGCCGGAATGAAGGAAGCAACGAAGCGTTGACGATGAGTAAATTTTCGCGCAATGTTCCAGTAATCCCATCATCCATAAAGTAGCTTATGAACCCACTTTTTGTCTGGACTCTCGCAACGCTCTTGCTGGTAGCGGGTTGTGGCAAGTCGCAGCCGACGGATTTAGAGAAAAGAGAGGCCCGCCGGGCCGACATAAAGCGATCTGTAGCCTTTGATGCTTCCCTTGCTGCTAAAAACTTTGTAAAAGCGTCGCGCAAGTGTCGTATCGCGGGAATAGATCATTTGAGGTCGTGCGCAGAAAACAAGGGGGTGCTTGAGCCTGAGATTACAGCCCAACTTTTCGCTGAGCTTGCTATAGCTGAAATGCGCTCATATCAGACGAAATGCAGTGAGCACTATTCCACTAAGTACTGCGGCCAATTGCTGCAGAAGGCGAGTCAAATGGAGTGGCGTCGCCCTACCTGCGGCGATCTATTTGAGGCGAGCGAGGAAGAGAGTGCTGCCTCAGATGCGGATTACGAACAAGAGCGGTAGGGTCACGCCGCGGAGCGCCCTTGATCAGCGCCCGCTGCACAAACGACGGCCGCAGGTGCTGCTCACGCGGCGACGGCCCAGGTCTGGCCGAAGTAGGGCGCTAGTTCGCGATCTCGCCCGCGACCCGGGTGATGGCCCGGCGGGTGGCGGCGCCGGCGTCGTCGCCGTGCGGCTCGTTCGCCAACTTGAGATCTGCGGTCATCGCGGTGGTGTCCTGCTCGTGGATGCGGACCTCAAGCCGGAGCCGCACGGCTAGGTCGAGTGCGTCACCGCTGAAAATGAGTGGATTCCAGCTATGCACGACTGATCCGTCGGCGAAGTGCAGATTGACATAGCCCTCACCATCGACCACCTCAACGCGCACGGCACCGATCGCGCGCGCCGCCCGCTCCAGTAGCACCAAGTCAGCCTCTGGGATGTCGACCCGCGGCGCCGCCGGCAGCTCATCTAGGTCGTCGTAAATCTCGTTGCCCATGCCCCCCTCCAATCAGTCAGCAGCTTTACTGCGCCGCAACGGTGCCCCCGACGCGCTCACGACTGGCGCTGCTTTGGAATCTGGCCAAATTTGAATCGTACGCTTCGGCGGTGTATGGACTGTCGTCGAGCGAGGCTAGGAAAAATAAGTAGTAAGTTGCACCGACGTCCAGATTATCAAAAAGTGCGTACTTATTAATGAGATGAACAAATCGACTTCCCTTTTTGGTAAAACCATTAAGGAATAGATAAGTAAGTTCTATGTCAGATATCTGCGCCCTAGCAATTGCAATATATTCCCACTTCAAGTCATTACTTATGAGTTCTGTTGGGCGAGAGTCGACCCATAATATGAGTCGATATAGGGTTCTAAACATTGCGGCGATGTGATGATCAGTCGTGCTATAAACAGCCTGCCAGGCGTCAATCAATGCTGATTTCACTTTTGGAGTGTACTCATCTTCAACAGAGCCACTTTCGGTGAAAGCTAGATAACTCGAACCTGTGGGAAGTCCTGCGTGAACAATTCTTGGGGCTAGATTGTCGTGACTGAATTTACGTTGGAACGCACTTAGCAGCCCATCTCTTCCTGGTTCGCGCACCCCCTGCGGAGTTGTAAAATTTACTGACGCGACTATATTTTGGTAGCTTTCAAGCCAAGTGAAGAAGGTCTGCTCAAAAGCCTGATGTTCAGAAACTTTGATTTGTGCAGTGAGTGCAGTGTTGGAATGTTTAAGTTCTTGAATAGAGCTCGCAAGTTCGCGCTGCTGCATTTTTACATTGGTCAAAATCAGGTACACGGTCACAAGTCCAACTGCAGGATTCAAGATTCCACCTAGGAAGTCGCCGAATTGGCCCCATACGTCTTGTTTTGGTGACCAACCTTGGCTAGAAAAATTCCAGAAATAAAGACACAGTGAGGTAATTGAAATTCCGAGGATTGCATAAAAAGCTTTGCGTCCCCTCGACAGAAGTACCTCATAATCTTGCTCCAATGATTCGTTGCTTTCTGGCATTTATCAGGACTCCATTGTTTAGGTTCAATCGGAATTGACTAGAGTCAGGCCGCTTCACGTTTGAATTGGGCCCGAATGGGAATTATGTTCCATTCAGTGCCCTTTTCGCAGGCATCAAGGAAGCTCGCCCACAATTCTAGCGCCTGCCGGCGCTCCGGAATTTCCTCGCGAACGTCATAAATTCCTTCCATTCCCTTGAGCGTATGGTTCAAGGCGATCTCAGAAACTTCACGTGACACGCCCAGATTCCGCATGTGGCCCTTAGCAGTGCTGCGCGTATCGTGCGGCGTAAATTTCCGCGTCCCCAGATCCCCTCGCTCGAAGGCACGGTACAGCGCGGCAGAGAGGGTAGAGCGTCCTACGTGTTGGCCGGCGCGTCGCAGGTCACGCGCAGGCAACACCCATGGGGAACCATCCGCGAAGCGTTGCAAATCTTTGAACCATCCTGCCACCGTTGATGTCAACGGAACAAGGAAGCCTACTCGAGTCTTAACCGATTCGTCCGGGACATACCATGTTCCCCGCTCGAAATCGATATGCTCCCATTGCGCTTTGGCCAACTCAACGCTACGCACGCAAGTTGCCAGCATGATCTTCAGTGCCAGCGCGTTCTCCGCACCGATGTCGCTTACCGATGACAGCAGCTTGCGCAGCTCGTCCTCTTGGAGCATTACACGCCGCCGCACCGTTGGCCGCGGCCCAAGCAGCGCCGCCAGTTTGATGCCGGCGGCCGGGCTGACGCGGATCAGCTGCCGTCCGATGGCATGGTCGAACAGCTTTACCGCCGTACCCAGGATGCGGTGCTGCATTACCCACGTCCGACCGGATCGCTCAAGCATGTCGACCAGGTCTTCCGCGCTCACTGCCTGAACTTCAAACGCCCCGAGCCGCGGCACGATGACGTTATCCAGATCCCACTTTCGCGCGTAGACCGTGCTGTCGGCCAGCTTTCCGGAGTCGAGCACTTTCGTTTTCAGGTCTTCGGCCAGGCGCCGTACCGTCCACGAGCCGCGCAGCTTAAGACGCTCGGCGCGCTTCTGCGCAGCCGGGTCTAGACCCTTGTCGACCGACACGCGGTGCTCGCTGGCCAGCTTGCGCGCTGCCGACAGCGTGATATCTGGATAGTTGCCGAGCGTCAGTTCGCGCGCGCGGCCTTCTCGCATATACCGTAAAATCCAAGCAGCGGTCCCGGCCTTCGACAGAGTGAACGTGAGGCCACCGCCGTCAGATTTAGCGATTGGCGTACCTGCCGCAACCCAGCGACGGATCTGCATATCGCTGAGTTGATTTAATGCTCTTTTCACCATGAGAACCTCTAATTCGTAGTCAGCCCTCGGTGTGTTTGTAGCTGGCTACAAATGTAGCTACAAAAATCACATGCGCCGATGAGCTACAATGAGGAACAAAAGATACAACAAAGCGGTCCGTCATAGGGGAAATATCGACGTCCAGCGACAGCAAGAAGGCGTGAGAGCTATCAATGCTGATTGAACGGGATGATGCGCATGGTGCGGGCGACGATTTCCTGGGCGAGGCCGGTGTCGAGGATGTGCATGGCGGTGGCTGGTTGAAAGAGGGCGTTTGTGATTATGCACAATTATGCCGGTAGGCTGCGCGGTCCGGGCGGGTCGGGTTGGCATGCTGATTGGGTATGTGAACACTGGTTTGG